CTATTCGACCTTGTGAAAAGATGGTTGCTGCCCCTCCCACTCCACCGGAAACCCCTCCAACAGTCGCCCCAGCGTCATCTCCGGCCCCTGCTTCCCATCCAGGATCGCCTCGACGATTTCCGGCGCAAGCAGCGTGAGGCGCAGGACGCGGGTCATGTAGGAGGGGGCGATCCCTTCGCGCTCGGCCAGTTCGGCGATGGTATTGAATTCGCCTGATTCCAGCATGCGCTTCCAGCGGAAGGCGCGGGCGAGCGCCTTGATCAGGGTGTTGTCGATACGGCGCTGCACCGGTGCGCCATCGGGAAGCTGCACCTCCTTGCGCCCGCCGCGTTTGACCACGCGGAACGGGACGTGCAGGGTTATGGTGTCGGGCGTGGCTCTGGTCATGCGGCTTTCTTCCCGCTGCCGGCCAACATCTCGCGCGCGAGGCCGTGCAGGCCGTCGACCCGCAGTCGGATATCCAGCCCCTCGGTGCCGATGTCGATGCGCTCCACGAGCAGCGCCACGATGCGCGCCTGCTCGGCGGGGAAGAGCTCGTCCCACAGCGGGTCGAGTTGCTGCAGGGCGGTGCGGGCGTCGGCCTCGGTGATGTTGGCGTCCTGCGCCGTTGCGGCCTTCCACGTCCCCGCCACGATCTCGGGCTGGCGGAACACGGCACGGAGCCGGTCGATGACAGCGGCTTCGATTTCACCGGCGGGTACGCGGCCGATCGGACAGGATCCGGCACCGTGCTTCAGAACTGTCTGGCTGACATAGTACCGGTAGAGGCGCCCGCCCTTGCGGGTATGGGTGGGCGAGAACGCCGCGCCATCCGGCCCGAAGAGCAGCCCCTTCAGGAACGCCGGCGTCTCGGCGCGGGTGCGGGCGGCGCGCTTCCGAGGGCTCTCCTGCAGGATGGCGTGGACGCGGTCCCACGTCTCGCGGTCGATGATGGCGTCGTGCTCGCCCGGGTAGCTCTGCCCCTTGTGGACCGCCTCGCCGATATAGGCGCGGTTGTTGAGCATCCGGTAGAGGTACTTCTTGTCGATCCGGTTGCCGCGCGGCGTGCGAATGCCGCGCTTCGAGACCTCGCGCGCCAGTTCCGTGCCCGATCCGATCTCGAGGAAGCGGGCAAAGATCCAGCGCACATGTTCCGCGCGCTCATCGTCGATGACCAGCTTGCGGTTTTCGACGCGGTAGCCGTATGGCGGCACCCCGCCCATCCACATGCCCTTCTTGCGCGAGGCGGCGACCTTGTCGCGGATGCGCTCGGCCGTCACCTCGCGCTCGAACTGGGCGAAGGAGAGCAGGATGTTGAGCGTCAGCCGGCCCATCGACGTGGTTGTGTTGAAGGACTGCGTGACCGAGACGAAGGTCACGCCGTTGCGGTCGAACACCTCCACCAGCTTGGCGAAGTCGGCGAGCGAGCGGCTGAGGCGGTCGATCTTGTAGACCACCACCACATCGACCAGCCCTTGCTCGATATCGGCGATCAGCCGCTTCAATCCGGGCCGCTCCAGCGTGCCGCCGGAGATGCCGCCATCGTCATAGCGGTCGCGCACCAGCACCCATCCCTCGGAGCGCTGGCTGGCGATGTAAGCCTCGCAGGCCTCCCGCTGGGCGTCGAGGCTGTTGAACTCCTGCTCGAGCCCTTCTTCCGAGGACTTGCGGGTATAGACGGCGCAGCGGCGCTTGATCTTCATGTCCGTCATGCGCGCCTCCGGTTCTTGAGTCCGAAGAACACCCAGCCGTTCCAGCGTGTGCCGGTGATGGCTCGGGCGATTGCCGAGAGCGACTTGTAGGGCCGGCCCTGCCACTCGAAGCCGTCGGCGGTGACGGTGACGACATGCTCGACGCCCTGCCATTCGCGGATCAGCCGCGTGCCGGCGATGGGCGTGAGATCGGCCCGGACGCGGCTTTTCTTGCGGTCACCGCCGTCGAGGTCTTCTCCGAGCTTTTCCAGCCGCCGGACGGTCTCCGGCTTCAACCCGCCATAGGCGAGCTCCTGGATGCGGTAGGCCAGCCGGCTTTCCAGGTAGCGGCGGTTGAAAGGCGGCGGCTCGCTGTCGAACAGCTCGCGCCACTTGGCCTTCAATTCCGACGTCTTCATGGTCTTGAGCGCGGCCAGCCGCGCGGGGATGGGATCGTGCGGGTTCATGCGGTCCTCCGTTCGGTTGGACCCGCACTACCGCTCTGGTCGAGCGAGTTGTGTAGCGGAAGTTCTCCTTCTCTCTCGATATGTTGCCCGTTCTCCCGCATCCGCAGGCGGACCAGCCCGGCCGCCAACAGGCGGCAGAGTTCCGCGCGGCGCTCGGCCGGGAACAGCAGGTCGGGTGGCAGGGGATTGGGGCGTTTCATGCGGCGGCGCGGTCCATGTCGCGCAGCACCGCCGCGCGGATCGCGGCTCGGTTCCAGCAGAAGTTCAGATGGCAGTTGGCGGCGTATTTCGACAGTCCGAAATCCATGCCGCTGGTCTCGTAACCGGCGCGCTGCAGCAGTTCGATCTGCCGCATGCTGGCGGGATCGTTGAGCCAGCGTTTGCTCTTGGCGGCCGCGCTGGAGGTCTCGGTCATGCGCAGGAAATCGTCGGCCGCCGCCAGCGCCTGCACCCGTGTGCCGACCGCAAGGGGGCGGATCGCCTGGCCCCTGGGCCGGCCGAGCGCATGCCACAATGTTCCGTCGTGGAACACGCCGGCCCAGCCCTGGAAGCCGCTGGCCATCAGCGCCTGGCCGTCGCCATGCAGATCGCACCAGAAGAAGGGAGACCGATCCAGAAGGTCGATCTCGGTCATCTCGAAAGCGGTCAGCAGGCGCTTCTCGCCGATCTCTCGGGTGAAGATGTGGCCGCAGAGATCGCAGATGGAGGCGCCAAGCGGCAGTTCGGCCTCGCAGGACGGGCAGGTCTTCCACGGGCGCTCGCCGGGCGGTGTCTCGTCCTCGTCGAGGTCGATCTCCTGTTCGAGCGTGCCATGGCGAAGCGCCGCGCCCGCGAAATCCAGCACGATGCAGTCGGTCTTCACGATACCGGGGAAGCGTTCGGGATCGACCCGGCGCAGCCCGCGTCCGACCGCCTGAATGAAGGTGCCCTTGTGCAGCATGGGGCGCAGGATGCCGATGCAGCCCACGGGCTGGCTGTCGAAGCCTTCCGTCAGCACCATGCAGTTGGTGAGCACCTGAACCTCGCCCCGGTCGAAGCGGGCGATGAGGTCCGCGCGCGCCCGCGCCGGCATGTCTCCCGTGATCGCCTCGGCCGAAACGCCGGCGGCCCGAAACGCTTCGGCCACCGCTTGGGCATGGTCCACGGTCGCGCAGAAGAAGATCGTGCGCCGGTCGGCGGCCTTGTCGGCCCAGTGTTCGACCACGGCCTCGTTGAGCACGGCGCGATTGAGCACCTTGCCGGCCTGGCGCATGTCGAAATCGCCGGCGGTGCTGTCGATACCGGAGAGTTCATCCTCGATCCCGAGGTCGATGGTGAAGGTCCGGGGCGGGACCAGCAGGCCACGCGCGATGAGCGTGCCGATGCGCAGGTGATAGCCGACATTGCTGAAGGTCTTGCGCAAGCTGCGGCCATCGCCGCGGCCGGGCGTGGCGGAGAGGCCGAGCAGCTTCAGGCCCGGGTTGGCCTCGCGCGCATGGGCGAGGATGGCCTGATAGCTCGCGGCGGCCGCGCGGTGGCATTCGTCGATCACCAGATGGCTCAGCTTCGGCATGGAGACGCGGCGGTGTTCCCGGGCGAGCGTCTGCACGCTGCCGAAGATCACCTGGCCGTCCCAGCAATCCCGCTCTGCCTTCACCACCGATGTGCCGAGGCCCGAGATCTGGCCGATCGCCGACCGGTTCTGATCGATGAGCTCATCGGTGTGCTGGAGCACGAGCACCCTGGCTTCGCGGTCCCGCTCGGCCTGTTCGCCGACATAGAAGCCGGCGATGGCCGTCTTGCCGGCTCCGGTCGGCAGCACGAGCATGGTATTGCCGTGCTCGGCCGTGCGGTCATGGGCGGCGTCGACCGCCGCCCGCTGATAATCGCGTGGGATCATGGCGTCCTCCCTCAGCGCGCCCAGAAGGGTGCGCCGCTGGCGGAGGGCGCTGCGGGAGCGGACGGCGCCGGGGGCGTCTGCGGCGCGGGCGACACCGCCCCCATCACGCTGGCATATTGCGCGTGCTCGGGGCCGATCGCCGCCTTGATCACGTTGCGCCCGGCATCGTCGGGGTTGTTGCGGTCTTTCTCGACGCCGACCTTGGCCACGAAATCGAGCCCGTTCAGATCGCCGAGGCTGCGGATCATCCGCGCCGCGCGTGCCGCTTCGGACTGATCGCTGGCCTTGATGCCGCGCGCCGATTCCAGAATGCCGCGGATCAGGGCCCGGCCACGGTTGGCATAGGTGTCCTCGCCGCGCTCGTTGACGCTTTTCCCCTTGAAACCGATGCGCGTGTAGATGCGCCGCCGTGCATGGGGGCCTTCCAGCACCACGGTTTCGGTGTTGAGGTAGAGCGCGCTGCTGGTGCGGCTCTGGGTGAGCCAGCCCTCGGGGCCGGCGCCGCCGGGGCGAATGGTCAGCGTCACCTTGACGAGGGTGTTTGCCGGGATCAGGTCGAATGCGGCGTCCTGGGCCTCGGCGCCGTTGAAATCCATGTTGTCCGCCATGGGTCAAGCTCCTTTCGTCATGGGGTTCGGCCGGGCCGGCGCCTGCGGCAGATCGAAGTCGAGATCGGCGCTCGCCTGCGCGCCGGAGCCCGCGCGGATCTTCGCCATCAGCCGGCCGAGATGGGCCTGCTCGATCATCGAGAGCCGGCCGCTGCGATCTTTCGCCGGAAAGCCGAAATCGTTGATCGTGGTGCAGACGAAGGCGCGGAACGGCTCGCCTTCCTGGGGGCGGATTTCGGCGAGGGTGATGACCTCGTCGACGATGCCGGGCAACTCCAGGCCGGTTTTCGAGCCTTCGATCTGCATCGCGAAATACGGCTTGCCGAAATCGTCGATCTTCCGGTCGAGCAGGCCCACGAGCCAGATGTTCTTGCGCGGCGTGTGCTGCAGATGCGTGAGCCAGCCGATCATTTCCTGGCCAAGCAGCCCATAGGCGCCCCGCAGGTCGAGCTTGCCGCTGCGGTCCGACTGCGCCTGCGGCTGCCCCTTGCACCACTGCATGCAGATGCGCGAAGCGACAGAGATCGAGTCGACGAAGATCGTGTCGTATTTGTCGAGCAGGGACGGATCGCCGAAGGCGGCGCAGACGCGGTCGTAGTCGCGCTGGCTGTAGGGCTGATCCTCGCGCATCGCCGGGTTGGGACCGCCGATCCAGCAGGCGAGATCGCGGGCGCGCTCCCAGTCGCGGACCCGGATTTCGTCGCCGGGCCAGCCCTGCACGGCGAGTTCGCCGGCCTCGAGATTGACGAACAGGGTGCGCTCGGCATCGAGCGTCCAGAGCTGGCTGGTCTTGCCGATGCCGGAGATGCCGGTCAGCACACCCTTGATGCCGCGCACCTCCTTGAGGCGTTTGTCGGCGGTGATGATCTTCAGCGGGGCGGGTTGGAAGGGCGCGCTCATTTGCGCGCCTCCAGGTCGCGGACAGCCGCCGCGACGGCGTTGTCGCCGCCCTTCGCGCCCTGACGCCGTGCCATGCGCAGCACATCCTCCAGCGCCATGATGGTCTGGCCGAGGCTGCGGCGTTCTTCCTCGAGCGCGACCAGGGCAAAGGCGATGTCGTCGACGCTTGCACGGTCCAGAGGGCGCGTGCGCGCCGGGCGTTCGGCCAGCGACGGGACGGCGATGGTATCGGGAAGCGCTGCCAGCCAGGTCGTCTGGCGGAGTTTTTCGAGGGGGGATTTGAACATCTGCTGCTCCTTTTCGTCTTGCCCAGGGATCGTCCGTAAGGTGTCTGCTGCCGGGCCCGACGCCGCCCTGGAGCTCGCGGTCGGGGTGTTTCCCTGAGGGTCTTTCATTCCCCCGAAGGCCCGGCATGAATTGGCTTGAGTGCTTGCCCTCACTTACCGGCGCGGGGCCGCAACTGTCGGGGCCGCCTCGAAATACCCGTCGAGACCCATCTCCGTGGCGATCTCGCGGATCCTGCCCAGCCGCTCGTAGATGGTGCTGCGATGCACACCGAGAACTCGCGCTGCTTCCGAGATGCTGAGCTGGCTGACGGCCATCGCGACCTGCCGCGTCGCCGGACAGAGCGCCGCCAGGAGTTTGCCGACATCGCCGCGCAGGCCGGGACCGTGGGCGAGCGAAAACTCATCGACGGGATCGAGCGCCGCGGCTTCGGGCAGGACGTCGGAGAGGGTCAGGCCCCCTTCGTCTTCGCCGAGCGGCGCGTCGAGGCGGAGCATGGCCCGTTCGGTGCGCATGGCGGCGGTCGCGCTCGCAAGCGTGGCCACGCGATTGGCCACGACGCGATCCGCGAAGGTGTCGAACGAGGACTTCGCAGGATCGAAGTTCTTTGCGCGCCTGATCAGGTCGAGGCGCAGTTCCTGCTCGATGTCCTCGGCATCGAGCCCCGGCACGGCGCCCGAGCGCGCCAGGCGCGCTGCGCGGATGCGGATGTTGCGGGAAATGCGGGTGGTGGGATCGACAAGCTGTTGAAGCTGCTCCATGGTTTTCGCCTTCGTCCAGGTGGACGGGCACGCGGCCCGAGTACCCGGCTCCGGCGAAATTTCGCTGGGACGGCGATTGGAGCGGCTTTCTTGCAGCGAAAAACCGCCGAAGAGCCTTGCTCACCGGCGGTTTCACGGCGCAGATTTTTTTCGAGATTTTTTCAGCGGCGTTCCGCGAAATTTCGTTGGCGCTGACCCTGGCGACCCTGTTCGAGATCATCCGCGCTGACGACGAAGCGGGTGACGTAGTCGCCGTCGTCGGTCGGGATGGGCTCGTCGGCAATCCCGAAGCTGTCGCGCAGAACCTTGGACAGGGCCTGCTTCTGTTTCTGGTGCGCAGATTTCTTTTCCGCCTCGGGATGATGAACCGGCAAGCGACCATTCATCCGAGCAAAAGCCTTGAGGTATTTCCAAGCTGCCGTCGGCTTGCCGTTCTTTGCATTCTTCATGCCGAGCTGATCGGGCTCGAAACGCCGTGTCTCGCCCCGGAAGGTGACGTTCAGAACATCGTCGGCGACAAAACGCATGGTGATTTCCTCCCAGCGTGCGTCGGGCGGAAGCGGCCAGGCCAACCCCTGTGCCGAGTCTCCCGCATCGCGCGTGACCGCTTCACGCAACGCCGCGAAGGTGTCGGCTGCAGGACGGGCGAGCGTGAGCGTTCCATTTTCCACGATCATGATATCGGCGAGCGCCATGCGCACGACTCCCGCCCGGTCCAAGGCCGCGATCAAGGCATCGGGCAGCGATGCGACCGTGGGAGTGAGAAGCAGCCGTGGGCCGGGGGTATCGAGCACTTCGGCGAAAGGGCGAGGGTCGGCGTCGGCCGAAGGGCCCGGCAATGCGAGGAACACCGGAAACCCGCGGCCGGCGTAGACATCATGGGTTCCGATGCGGGTGACTGCGCCGGGCGTCGTGTGACCCGGCCGATGCGGCGAAAGCCCAAGCGCCCGGGCGATGCGCTTCGCCAAGTTGGCGCGATCCACGCGCAGAATGGCGATGTCGTCTGCATCGAGGTCGAGGTCGGCACAGGCCTTCGGCCGGTCGCCGCAGACCGCGCGGATCGTGCCGTCGACATGGCGGACGACGCGGCGTGGACAGCCCGCGCCGCCGGGCGAAGGACAGGGCAGCTCCCGCACCCGGCCTGCCTTGCTCAGCAGTTGTTCGGCACTTGCGAGTTCGGTGCCGAGCGTCGCCTGCCATTCCCATCGGCTGGCGGCGGCGTCGGCGAAATCGTCAAGCGTCTTCCAGAACCTCGAAATCCGCATCCTCGTCCGCCTCGCTGGGAACCCGCCAGAAGCCGCGCGCCCGCAGCCAGGCTTCGATGAGATGTTCGTCCTCCTGCCGTTCGTAGCGGGCGATGTTGGCGGGGCGGATGGTCACGGAGCGCTCGCGCTTCGAACCTTCGAAGGCGAAGCGGAAAGTCGCGTGCGTATACTGCCCGCCGTTGAGGCGCTTTTGCCAGTTGTCGCCGAACGCCTTGAAAAGATCCTCGGATTTCCGGATCTCCAGTTCCGAGACCTTGCCCGGCCACCGGCGGCCGAATTCCACCAGACGTACGCCGGCGATGCCGTCGATGTCGTCGTGGACGAGCGCTTCGGGGCCGTGTTCGAGAAGCGGCGCGAGCGTATAGCGCTCTGCCAGGTCGAAATAGGCGTCGCTGCCGAACAAGAGCTCACCGAAGGTCTTGAGGTAAAGTTCGCGCTCTCCCTTGGTGGAGGCATTGACGCCCATCTCGTCGGTGGCGCTGTCGTAGATCATCACATCGTGCTGCTGCGGGCGATAGAAGGCATGGCTGCCTTCGCCCTCGTCCTCGTGCTTGCCCTCACGCCGCATGGGGCTGCCGTGCCGGACGAGGATCCAGACCTTTTCGTCGCGGGGAAAGACGAAGATGCGGCTGTTGCGACCCCGGCGCTTCTTCTCGAACCAGTCATCCATCCGGTTCTGGATCGCCGTTGCCATCTCGGGCGGGATGTCTGGCAAGGCCTTCTTTGCCTTCGCCGGGCGCGAGCCCGCGAAATACATGAAGTTCGAGCGCTTGAAGGCCACTGTTTCGGCGTGCTGGCGCTGCAGGAGCATCGGGTTCGCGAGCCAGATCTGGACGGAAACATCGGCTGCGGTCGGTTCGTGCTCGGCATCGATCGCGATCCCTGCCGCCTCGGCCTGTTCGAGCAATTCCTCCATGCTCTCGTGGCTTGCCGTCTCGTGCACGTAATAGAGCGCATCGACCATCTCGTCGGGGACGTTTTCGTCCGGGTTCATGAGGATGGCGGCGATGTCCTCGAGCGGCAGCTCGTCGACAGGCGCGGCGGCAAGATCAAGCCCCCGGCCTTTGAAATATGTGTTCCACCTGGAAAGGAACGTCTTCAGACGCTCTGGCGAAATCTGCTTCAGGCGATCGGGGTTGGTGAAAATTCTTGGATTGAATGAAGGCATCAGAATCGCTCCGTCCAGGCTGCTCGTGAGGCGAGACTAGGCACGCGCGGGGCTCGCCACAAGATTGTGTTCGCGAAAAGTTCCATCTTCCTGATCCGACAGGCCGAGAGCCGCGCCGGTATGTGAGGAAAGGCAGCTGGAGCTTTTCCCCATGATCGCAGTTTTCGATCGCGCCCGGCGCGGTCCCGTCCCCTCATTTCTCACCCGCATCGCGCGCATCGCGGGAGGCGTTTCATGATCGATCCGGACGCACGCGAGCGGCAAGCGCTTCAAACCGCCATGAAATTCATGGGCGAGCTGATGGCCGAGATCGGCTGGGCGACCCGTTTCAACGAACTTTCGGCCGAGCAGGCCCGTGCGCTCGCCGAAGCCGCCATCGATGGCTTTCAGGAGGCCATGGCCGCCTCGGCGCCGAAGACCGACATGGAGATTCCCTTCTGATGGAGGCGCTTCTGGACTTCAACCATCGGGACAAGAAACCCGATTTCGCGGATACGGTGAATGCCCTCATCGACGCCGCCCTGACAGCCGAGAATGCGGGCCGACCTGCGCGCGACTATCTCGGGGGCAGCCGGCTGGGCGATGCCTGCCAGCGGCGGCTTCAATACGAATACCTCAAGGTGCCGAAGGACGACGGCGCGGACTTTACCGGGCGCTCCTTGCGCATCTTCGCGCTTGGTCATGTCCTCGAGGATCTCGCCATCGACTGGCTGCGCAAGGCCGGTTTCGATCTCAGAACCCGCAACCGCCATGGCGAACAGTTCGGCTTCTCCGCCGCTGGCGGCCGCCTGCAGGGGCACGCCGATGGCGTCATCGTGGCGGCGCCGAACTCACTGGCGGTTCCGGCGCTCTGGGAGTGCAAGTCGGCCAACGCGAAGAACTGGCGCGACATCGCCAGGCGCGGCGTGGTCAAGGCGAAGCCGATCTATGCGGCGCAGATCGCGCTCTATCAGGCCTATCTCGGGCTCACCGAAGCGCCCGCGCTCTTTACCGCGATCAACAAGGACAGCTGCGAGATCTGGCACGAGCTGGTCCCGTTCGACGCCGAACGCGCGCAGGCCGCGAGCGACAAGGCGGTGCGGATCCTGCGCGCCTGCGACGCGGGCGAATTGCTGCCCCGGCACACGGAGGATCCCGAGCATTTCGAATGCCGCTTCTGCGCCTGGAAAGAGAGGTGCTGGGCATGACGGACGCGCCAATGAGCACCGCCGATACTGCGCCCGTTCCCGATCGCGACATGATCGCGACCTACGTCCAGGCGGTGTTCGGCTATTGCGAGCATCTGGTGCCGGTGCGGGCGCTGGCAGAAAAGGGCGCGGCGGACGCACCCCCGCACACACCGTTCCTGCCCGCCGACGACACGCTCGCCGAGATGCTCGCGCGCCAGGCGGACTGGGCGGCGGGCGCGGGCATGGCGCTTTTCGTCGTGCCGGGCACGGTCGAGAATCCCGGCGATGCCCGCGCCGAGCACATCCTGCAGACGCAGGTCGTGCTGGTCGATCTCGACCATGGCGACATCGCGGCAAAACGCACCCATCTGGAACGCCATGTGGGGCGGCCCACGCTGGTCGTCGCCTCGGGCGGTGTGACGGGTGAAGGGCAGCGCAAGCTGCACCTCTACTGGCGCCTGACCGAGCCAGCGGAAGGCGAGGACATCGCCCGCGTTTGCCGCCTTCGGCAGACGATCGCCACCAAGGTCGGCGGCGATCCGGCCTTCAAATCCGCCCATCAGCCGATCCGGGTCGCGGGCAGCATCCACGCCAAGGGCGGCAGCCGACGGCTCGTCGAGATCGTCGATCACGCCGAGATCGACCATGACCTTGGCGAACTCACCGAGGCCATCCTGGCGATGCCGCCGATGGAGGGGGGCGGTGATGACACACTCGATTTCAACGGTGCAGGCCGCGGAGGCAGCTCCGTTCCGGAACTGTTCGGGCGTCCCGTTCGCGAAGGCGGGGTCGATGGCACGACCCGCTTCGACGCGCTTTCGCGCGTCATCGGCTACTGGATCCGTCGGTGCCGCGAGGGGCATGTCACGCCCGCCGAGGCCTGGGACGAGATCAAGGCCTACAACCTCGCCCGCATCGATCCGCCCTGGCCGGAGGACAGGCTGAAAAGGGAAGCCGAGCGGCTCTGGCAGCGCGATCTCGAACGCAACGGGGCCTTCGACGACGATCTGGCTGAAGGCGCGGATGGCGGTGGCGGCGACAATAACGGCCCGACGCCCGTGCGTTTCAGCGAGGACGCGCTCGCGGCGCGCTTTGCCGAGCGGCACGCCGATCGCTGGCGCTACGTGGCCGGATGGGGGCAGTGGCTCACCTGGACCGGGGCCGTCTGGCGGCGCGAGGACACGATGCAGGCCTTCGACCTTGCGCGCCAGGTCTGCCGCGAGGCGGCGGTGCGCGCGCCCTCTGCGCGCATTCGCACCAAGCTGTCATCGGCGGCGACGGTGGCCGCCGTCGAGCGGCTCGCCCGCAGCGATCGCAGGCACGCCAGCACGACCGAGATCTGGGACCGCGACCCCTGGCTTCTGAACACCGGCGATGGCGTGATCGACCTTCGCACCGGCGCGCTATCCGCCCACGATCCACAGCTCTTCATGACCAAGATCGCGGGTGCGGCCTCGAAGGGCGCCTGTCCGACATGGGAGGCGTTCCTTCATACGGTCACGGGCGGTGACGCAGAACTTCAGGCCTATCTGCGCCGGATGGCCGGCTACTGCCTGACCGGCGTGACCACCGAGCATGCGCTCTTTTTCCTTTACGGCACCGGCGCCAACGGCAAATCGGTCTTTGCCAACACGCTGACCGCGATCATGGGCGACTACGCCACCGTCGCGGCCATGGACATGTTCATGGCCACCCATGGCGACCGCCATCCGACCGACATGGCGGGCCTTCGCGGTGCGCGGATCGTCACCTCGATCGAGACCGAACAGGGAAGCCGTTGGGCCGAGAGCAAGCTCAAGGCGCTTACCGGCGGCGACAAGATCACCGCCCGTTTCATGCGGCAGGATTTCTTCGAGTTCATACCGCAGTTCAAGCTGCTGATCGTCGGCAACCACAAGCCGTCGATCCGCAACGTGGACGAGGCGATGCGGCGGCGCCTGCACATGGTGCCCTTCACGGTCACCATCCCGCCCGCCAGACGCGACCGCCGCCTGTCCGACCGGCTTCTGGCCGAGCGTGACGGCATCCTCGCCTGGGCGCTCCGGGGCTGCCTCGAGTGGCAGGAGACCGGACTGCGCCCGCCCGAGGCCGTGATGGCCGCGACCGAGGACTACTTCGAGGCCGAGGACGCGCTCGGTCGCTGGATGGAGGAGTGCTGCGATGTCGGCAGCCGTTCCTACGAGTCCGGATCGACCGAGCTTTTCAACAGCTGGAAGAGCTGGGCCGAGGCGAACGGAGAATACGCCGGCTCGATGAAGCGGTTCTCCGAGACCCTGAGTGCCCGCGGCTTCGAAAAATTCAAGACCAGCACGGTGCGCGGATTTCGCGGGATCGCCGTGAAGGACAACAAGACCGACCTGTTCGAGGGGGACTACAATGACCAGTAAAACAAGGGAAATGGCGGATGTGGCGGGTATCCCCCTTATAGGCGTCACGCGCGCGCACGCGCGCAGGCGAACGGTGTTATCCGGATGTCCCGCCACATCCGCCACGACTGCGTTTTCGGATGATCTCCGCCGTTGGCTTTCGGATCGATGCATCCGTGACCCTGAAGCCTTCACGCCGACCATGACGCTGTTTCGTGACTGGCGGGCCTGGGCACGAGCGCGCGACATTCGGTCAGGATCCGTGAAGCGGTTTTCTCTTGGCGTCGCGGGTCTTGGGTTTGAGAAGTTCAACACTGGGCGGCAGAGAGGCTACCTCGGGATTACGATTGGTACGCAAATCGGTGGCTCGATGTCCTCGGCCGTAATCGCTGAAACGGGTGACAGCGGCCCGGTCAATCGAGCGCCCTGCATCCTCGCGCTCGATCTCGGCACCACGACCGGCTGGGCGCTGCGCGGGCATGACGGTCTGATCACCAGCGGCACGGTCTGCTTCAGACCTCGGCGCTTCGATGGTGGCGGCATGCGCTATCTGCGCTTCACCAACTGGCTGACCGAGATCGACCGGATGTCGGGGCCCATCTCCGCCATCTGGTTCGAGGAAGTTCGGCGCCATGCGGGCACCGACGCGGCCCATGTCTACGGCGGCCTCATGGCCACGCTGACCGCATGGGCCGAGCTGCGCGGCGTGCCTTGCGAGGGCGTGCCCGTCGGCACCATCAAGCGCCATGCGACCGGCAAGGGAAACGCCCCCAAGCATGCGATGATCGAGGCGGCTCGGGCCAGAGGCTTCGACCCCGTGGACGACAACGAGGCCGATGCCATCGCGCTGCTGCTCTGGGCCATCGAGACGAAGGGAGGGCTGGCATGACGCGCCCGGCAATTCTCGAGGAAGCCGCCCATGTGCTCGAAGCCCGTGCCGAGATCTACGGGCCGGCGACAGACGCCCTGCGCGCCATCGCGGCGCGCTGGTCCCTCACGCTGGGCGTGCCCGTCAGCCCCGCACAGGTGGCGCTCTGCATGATCGACCTCAAGCTGGCGCGGCTCGCGCACGATCCCGCGCATCGCGACAGTCTCATGAACGTGATTGGCTACGCGGCGCTGATGTCGGAGGCGAGACGATGAAGACCATGCGCTTTACGCCTCCGGGCTATGGCGGGCGCCGCCGCGATCCCGAACAGGTCAAGCGCGACGGCTGGCGCGAACAGGGCCTGCTGGCGGTCTCCGTGGACGATGAACGGCTGACCTGGCCGGAGCGAGAGCTTGTGCGGCAACTCGGCGAGAAACTTTATGGTCCGCGTTCCTCCAATGCGGGTGAGCGCCATGGATAGATGGACGCCTTCCCTCGTCGAGGCCCGCCTTTCCGAGGCGGCCTTCGTGCTAAAGCGGCTCCCCGAGCCACGACTTCGGGGGTATTTCAGCACTTGGCCCGAGATCATCCACTCCTTCGCCGACAAGGTGGGCCAGGAGCCGAAACGGATGCGCGTGCTGCCCTCGCCGCAGGCGATCAGCCGGATGGAGGAGACGCTTTCGTGGACGGTCGGTCTCGACCCCGTCGACGGAAAGATCGTCTGGCTTCGCGCTTACGGCTATCGCTGGCGCGAGGTCTGCCGCGCGGTCGGACTTCAGCGCGCCTCCGCCCATCATCATTGGGTCTATGCCATGTGTCTGATCGCGCACCGGCTGAACAACCGCCGCCTCAATCCACGGCTTTCCATGCAGCAGGTCATCGACCTCGCACGCGCCGACGACCCGGCGCTGTGAGCATTCTGAAGCCGAGCGAAATTTTTTCCAGACACTTTCGCGATCCTGCCGGTATGTGAGGGGTAAGTTCGATCGGTGTATCGGAAGACCACCCAAACAAGGCCACGGTTCCTTCTGGGCCGAATACGTATGCTGGCGGGCTTGGCGCGGGATTTCGCCAGCGACAGGGCCGGATTTTTGGGAAGCCACCCGGAATCCGGATCCACCTCCGGCGCCGAAAAATCGTCGTAACATCAAATACATGACCGGACACGCGGGGTGGATGCCCCGTGGATGCCGGAGTCCAGTCCGCAAGCCGGTGGACTCCGCCTCGCCGGAATCCACCACCACTCACGGAACACCACCCATGACGCTGAGCTTCGCCCCCGAGCGGATCGAAACCTGGCCGCTGTCAAGGCTTCAGCCCTACGCGAAGAACGCCAAGGTCCACGGGGCCGATCAGGTGGCGAAGATCGCCGCCAGCATGGCCGAGTTCGGTTGGACCGTCCCGTGCCTCGTCGGCGATGACGGCGAGCTTATCGCCGGACACGGCCGCGTTCTGGCCGCAACGCAGCTCGGGCTGACCGAAGCGCCGGTGATCGTCCTCGGCCACCTGACCGAGGCGCAGCGGCGCGCTTACCGCATCGCGGACAACAGGCTGACGGAACTCGGAAGCTGGGATGAGGCGCTGCTCTCGGCCGAACTGCAGGACCTGCTGGCGGACGACTACGACCTGTCGCTGGTCGGTTTCTCGGATGGCGAACTCGACAAGCTGCTGGCCTTTGATCCGGACGGGGGCGGTGAAGAAGAAGGTGGCGCTGGAGGCTCCGTGCCTCCGGTGACCATCCCGGAGCCGCCGCGCAACCCGGTGTCGCGCACCGGCGATCTGTGGATCCTCGGCGATCACCGGCTGCTCTGCGGGGACAGCACCAGCCACGACGACGTCCGCCGCCTGATGAACGGCGAGCGCGCGATCCTGTTCGCGACCGACCCGCCGTATCTCGTTGACTATGACGGCTCGAACCACCCGACCCGGAACAAGGATTGGTCGGCGTCCTACGGCACGACATGGGACGACAGTTCGCAGGGGGCCGAGCTCTACGACGGCTTCATCGCCGCCGCCGTGGCGGAAGCCATCACCGAGGATGCGGCCTGGTACTGCTGGCACGCCTCGCGACGGCAGGCCATGCTCGAAGCCTGCTGGGAGAAGGCGGGCGCCTTCGTCCACCAGCAGATCATCTGGGTGAAGGACCGCGGGGTTCTGACCCGGTCGCATTACCTCTGGAAGCACGAGCCCTGCTTCATGGGCTGGCGCCGCCCGAACCGCCCGCCGAAGGTCTCCGATGAGACGCTGCCCTCGACCTGGGAGATGCCGTCCTTCGCCAAGGACGAGCGGCCCGACCACCCGACGCCGAAACCGCTCGACGCGTTCGGCATTCCGATGCGCCAGCATGTGTCCCGCGGCGGGCTCTGCTACGAGCCGTTCTCCGGCTCCGGCTCGCAGATCATGGCCGGCGAAGCCAACGGCCGCCGCGTCTATGCCATGGAGATCAGCCCGGCCTACGTCGATGTGGCCGTGGAGCGCTGGCAGGCCGAGACCGGCCGCGACGCAATCCTCGATGGTGACGGCCGGACCTTCGCAGAGGTGAAGGCCGAGCGGCTGGGCGACACGGCGGATGCCGCCCATTCCGAGACCAAGCCCGCAGCCTGAGGCTATGCATGACCTGGCTCTACCTTCCCCCGGCCTGTCTGCCGGGGCCGGAGACCTGTTCGGCCTCTCGCTCTGCTCCGGCGCCGGCGGGCTCGAGCTCGGGCTGCATCTCGCGCTCCCCGGATATCGCGCTGTGGGTTACGTCGAGCGGGAAACCTACGCCGCAGCCACTCTCGTGGCGCGGATGGAAGACGCGTCCCTGGATCAGGCTGTTGTCTGGGACGACGTTGCCAGCTTCGACGGCCGCCCGTGGCGCAATGCTGTGGACATCGTCACTGCGGGCTATCCGTGCCAGCCGTTCAGCGTGGCGGGCAAGCGCCGGGGCTCGGACGACCCGCGCCACCTCTGGCCGCATGTCGCCCGCATCATCGGCGAGGTCGTGCCGCCCTTCGTCTTCCTCGAGAACGTCGCCCATCATCTCCGCCTCGGTTTCCCCGAAGTCGCCACAGGACTGGTCGGCATGGGCTACAGAACTGCGGCGGGCCTCTTCACGGCGGCGGAAGTCGGTGCGCCGCACAAGCGCGAACGGCTCTTCATCCTCGCCCACCGCGAGGGAGACGAACTGGCCGACCCCGCGCGCTTGCTCCGGGACCCGCTCGAGCGGTGGGAACCGGACCGAGATGCTCGCCCGCTGGCCGACCCCGATGGCGAGCGACGGAAACAAGCCGAGCGCGGGCAAGCGCAAGGCGGCCGACCTGACCGGTGTGAGCCGGATGTGGATGACGCCGACAGCGCGGGATCACAAGGACGGGGCGACGACACTGGCGAACACGCCGGTGAATGGCCTTCTTGGCCGCCAGGTCCTGGTGACGCCGAAGGCTGGCGGGCGTTTCTGCGACACGCCCCGGACCTTGAACCCAGCATTCGTCGAGGCGCTGATGGGCTGGCCCACCGGGTGGACCGGCTTCGGCTCTGTGGCAACGGCGTGGTCCCCTTGGTTGCGGCGCATGCGCTTCGAACTTTGGCGGCTGAATTGCTGGCCGACGGATGAGGACGTGGTATGAAACAGAGTCGCACCATGTCGATGGTCGAGGCGGTCGCGAACGTCATCGTCGGCTACGTTCTGGCCATCGCCACGCAGATCGTCGTGTTCCCGTGGTTCGGGATCGAGACTGGGCTGGCTGATCATCTGACCATCGGTCTCGCTTTCGTCGGCGTCTCGCTGTTGCGAGGCTACCTGCTGCGGCGGCTGTTTGAGGCGGCTCGCGTACGAAATTTCCGTTCGCGTCATGACTGACATCGGCTTGTGACCCGTTGCGAGGATCGGGTAGGCTTTTGCCGGGGAGGGTCCAGGATCAATGACGGACGGACAGGAGCACTGGGACACGGTCTATGGCTTGCGCTCGGAAGACGAACTGACCTGGTTCGAGGCAACGCCCTCGGCATCGCTCGAGCTGGTTCGCGCGCATCTGCACCGGGGCGAGCCGTTCATCGATATCGGCGGGGGTGCCTCGCGCCTTGTCGACGCTCTTCTCGCAGAAGGTTTCGGACCTCTCGCGGTGCTGGACCTGTCGGGCGCCGCATTGGCCGTGAGCAGGCAACGCCTCGGCGCGATGGCTGACCAAGTCACCTGGATCAAGGCCGATATCACCAGGTGGGAGCCTGACCGCGACTACGCGCTCTGGCACGATCGCGCAGTCTTCCATTTCCTGACCGACGAAGAGGATCGTGCCGGCTATGTGCGCGCAATGTCCAAGGCACTGCGGCCCGGCGGCATCGCGATCATCGCGACCTTCGCCGAGGACGGGCCGGAGCGGTGCTCGGGATTGCCGGTGGTCCGCTATGCGCCGGAAGAACTTGCCACGGAGATCGAGAGGCTGGCGCCGGGACGGTTCGGTCCGATCCTTGCGAAGCGGCACCTGCATGTCACGCCAAAGGGCAACCGGCAGAGCTTCCAGTTCTCCGTATTCAGGTCAAAACAAAGCTGAAACGAGCACCGCCGCCCGTTTAGGGCGGCGGCTACAGGAATCTGGCGGACCGGGTGTCAATCGCTGGCGATGCGGTAAACCCTCCCGCGCCCCTCGACCTTCTCGGAGGTGATCTTCAAGCCAAGATTCTTCTTGAGCGCGCCGGACATGGCGCCTCTCACTGTGTGCGGCTGCCATCCGGTGGCTTCGACAATCTCGTCGATGGTCGCGCCGCCTTCGGCGCGGAGCATCTCGATCAGCGTCACCTGCTTTGTGCCTTTCCGGCGCTGGACTGGGGCGACCGGCGCTTCGGTCGGCGGGATCTCGTCCGGCGCATCCGTGATCCCGAGGGCGCGGTAGGCGAGCGGGGTGGCGCGCAGCGTGATCGGGCCGCGCTCCTCGTCGTGCCGCCAGACGGTCTCGAGATCGGTCGCCGGGACCTCCTCGATCAGCCCGCGCTTCAGCAGGCTCTTGCAGACATTGCCGAC